TCAGAGCTTCAGCGCGTGCTCGAGGATGCCGACCATGTCCGGTCCGTCGTCGTTGATCCACTTTCCGTAGTGCTTGCGGATCATGTCGGTGGACGTGTGGCCCATCTGGTCGGCGATCCATTCCAGGGGCACCGCGCCGGTGGTGAGCAACTGGCTGGCGAAGGTATGCCGGCAGTTGTTCGGCCCACGAAAGCGCACGTTGGCGGCTTTCAGGTGCGGCCGCCACCAGCCCTTCAGCAGCATGTCCGAACTGGTATGCGCAGCGTTGGTGCTGGAGTTGTGGAACACGAAACGCAGCGGTCGCAGACGCTTCGTCTTGTTATCCCGCTCGGTCACTTCAACCTCCACCGGCTTCAGATCGCGGGTCAACTTCGCCTGCGCCTGAAGCGCCTCGCGCGCTGGCTTGAGCAACTTCACTTCGCGCACCGATCGGCGTGTCTTCGTCACCTTGTAATGCCCACGCACCTGGGAACGCTGGAAGCGGACGATGCCCTTGTCCAGGTCCACCACATCCTCCCAGGCCAGCGATATCGCCTCGGACACCCGCGGCCCAGCCCAGATCATGAACTGCGCCAGATTGCGCTCCTGATCGCGTTTGGTCTCCAGCGACAAAATGGCCTCGATCTCGCGTCGATCGAACGGATCGGGATCGTCCCGATCGGGCACCCGCACCCGCAGCCCCTCGGTGGGGTCATGGGCCTGACGATTGCGCATCCGGTACAGCCGGAATATCTGGCGCACCAGGCCGATGATTTCGTTGACGGTCTTGTTGTGCAGCTTCGGCATCAGCTCCGTCTGCACCCATTCCTGCAGGTCCAGGTGGTCGATCTGGTCCGCCTGCAGCGGCCCCCATTTGGGCCTGATGTGCATCTCAGCCCGGCCCTCGTACACGCGGAACCCCGACGGCGCCACCTGGTTGCGCTTGATGTTCAGCCAGAGATCGATGAAGTGCCCGAAGGTGTTGGTCTTCACCTTCACCGAGTTGGGGAAGTGCCGGGCATAGCTGAACGTGCCGTGCTTGATCTCGTGCCGGATCAGCCCTGCCAGCCGGCTGGCCTGTTCGATGTTCGCCGGCGAGGCATCTCCTGGGAACGGCTCGCGACACAGCTCGCCCTGATACCGGAAATAGACGCGCAGCGATTTGCCGCGCACCTCGACGCCTTCGTGCATGGTCGTGTTCACCTGATGGAAACGGCGGGAGTCTATGCGCCCGCATGAATATGAGGCCCATCGCCGGGCCTCGAATTGATGGTGATGATTTCTAGGTGAGCCACTCCGATCGGCGGCGCCATTGGCGGCGCATTTCCTCGACAAGTCGCTCGGCGCTGGCCTGGCCGCGCTTCTTCACGATCATCAGCGTGAACTCCTCGATGCGCTCCGGCGTGTCGTAGCCGTTGCGCAACCAAGTGCGGGCTTCGCATTCGAGCATGTGCTGGCAAGCCTAATCAGCCACAGCTCGTTCCTTCTTGTCAGCGCTCCTGGATGAACACACATCTCCACCCCATTGCATGCGTAGCCACTCTGGCTTCAGGCAAGTTCCGAACTTCAAGAAGGGGATTCAAACTCTTGAGCAGGGCGAGCGAGAGATTGATCGGAGTCAGGTACGGCAGTTGCATAATCGGCTATTTAACATACAGCTGGCTAAAGTCGTGATTATGGTTAGCGTGTTGATAAATTCTTACTGTGTAATGCATTCCGAGCTTGTCGACTACAACGCTTCCAACATCGACGAAGGTTGAGCCCTTATTACCCTCACGGCAGACGAATCCATAGAATGGACCAATTTTTCGGGGCGGTGTTTTCCCATTGTTATAAATCCCACCGAGCATCTCAATATCGCCGCCTCCTGCTTTGCAGGCGTCTTGCATAGCCCACGTGAAGGGTGCTCCACCGAGGTTGGACGTTCCCTGATAGAGGATGTAGCTATAATCTTCATATATTTGATCCGCAATTTTGATCACTGCCTTGGGATGATATTTGTTTTCCTCTATAAGCTTTTTGGCGTAATTGGTGAGGCTGCGATCAACTGCCGGGTTATATTCCGGGACATTCGATGCGCAGCCTACAAGCAAGGTGGCACAGGCAACAGAGGTTAGATTCTTCAGGTCCATTTGTGTCTCCTATATGCATCAGGGTTATCAGCAAGTCTAACTGTTCTGACGATAATCTCAGAAGCTCAGGTCCGCGATGGATCTTCAGTTGCTCAACCGAACGAGGCGCAGCCCATCCGGCGTGGTAGCCTTCTCGGCGCTGACTTCGGGGGTTTGTGCTTGCATGGTGCTTCTCCTTGGGGTTGGTCGGGCCCTGGTGAGTTGCCGCTCACCGGGGCCTTCTTGTTTTCAGCGTGCGATCAGCAGGAACAGGTCCGGCAGGTGGTTGGCTGCGGTCAGCAAGCCGGCCAGGCCGGTGCCGATCCAGCCGGTCATGGCCAGGCGGGCGCGCAGGCTGGGGCTGGGTTCGTCATCGTCGTAGTGGTTCATCGATCGGCCCCTCACGCCTGGGCCGCTACAGGCGGCACGCCCTGGACGAGCATGTTGCGCACGCTGGCGGCCAGCTCGGTTGGGGCCAGCGCCTTCTCGTTCTTCACCGGCTGCGGCAGCAACTTGGCCGCTTCGGGGAAGAGGTCCTCGACCTGGCGCGAGGTGCGGCAGGCCTGCAGCACGCTCATGGCCTTGGCGCGGAAGGCGACGGCGGCATCTATCACGCCGGCGAGATCGGAGCAGATGATCAGCGCAAGCGATTCCAGGGCAGGGTCGGTGATTCGCTCCATGTAATGCAGGCGCGGAACACCGCCGGTCGGGCTTTTCAAACCGATGAGCCAATGCCCCTCGTACCGCTCGCGCTCCAAGTAGCGGCTGACGCCTTCGAACGCCTGCGACCCCAGCACCGCGGTCACCAGTGCATTGCGCGCGTCCTCCTTGTAGTTCTTGTACACCGCTACCAGTTTCTGCTCGTACGGCTCCTTGCCCTCTCTGAGTTGCATGTACGTGGGCGCGCAGCTGGCGGTAGCCGTCACCGCTCCGGCCAGGATCAAGTCCGGCCAGTGCTTCTTGCTCAGCCCCGGCAGCGCCTCCACGGCGGCGCGGTGTCCGGTCCAGAACTGATCGTTGAGAGCGGCCAGGTCAGCGGCGATGCGCGGGCCGTGCTGGGCGACGGCCTGCTGGGTGAGCTGGTCGGCGACTTTGTCGCGCATGGCGTTGGTGATGGTGAAATGTTTTTGCATGGTGCTTCTCCTTGGGGTTGATACAGCGGCCTTCGGGCGTTGCCGCGCCTTCAGGCGTTGGGTTTGAACAGCCAGCACTTCACGGTGGTGCCGCGCTGGGTCAGGGTGTTGTTGCGTCGGTTGAAGGCCGCGCGCACGGCGCTGTCCACCGACTTGTTGTGCTCGATGTATTTGCGCGAGCGGCTGTTGGGCAGCAGGTTGCGCAAGGTGCCGACGTCGGCGAGCTTCTGTTTGTGCTCGGCGGCGCGCTCGGCGAATTCGTTGAGGTTGATGGCGATCAGGTCCGGCTTTTTGCTGTGGTCCACCACCGGTTCGTCGCTGAGGCTCTGCAGGTAGTCGAACACCTCCCAGAACTCGGCCACCTCGGCCGGGTCGGCGTTGACGGCGTTCTGGCGCACCAGGGCCATGGCCGTGAGCTCGCGCTGGGTGGCCTGGTGCTGGCGATCGCTCAGCGGCACCACCAGGCGCAGCGCATCGAGCAGGGCCAGCAGCTGGGCGTGGTTCTTGATGATTCGCTCGATGCGGATCTCTTTCAGCTCGCGCAGGGCCTGCTCGTGCACCTTCACCTGGGCGCGGAAGGTTTCCAGCACCTTGGCTTCGGCTCGGGTGGCCATCAGCAGGAAGTGGCTGACGTCCATCGCGCTCAGGTGGTTGAGGTTGTCCGCCGCGGCGCGGCTCTGGCTGGTGACCTGCGGCCGCACGAAGTGCAGCTTGACGATACGGGTGAGGATCGCCTCGCTGGCCGCTACCGTGGCGTTCTGGCTGATGACGATGGCACCGCGAAACGGTGGCTCGTAGGTCTCGTTACCGGCGGTCTTCACGCCCGTCACGCCCAGGGTGCCGCCGTTGAACAGCGGCTTCAGCTCGTCCCAGTCGTAGGCCTTGGCGGCGCCACGGTCGTTGTCGCTGCGGTCGGCCTCGAGCAGGACCAGCGGCATGCCGGAGACCTGGCCCATCCAGCGGCGCAGGCCGGCCTTGGACATTTTCGAAGGGTCCTTGCCCTCCTCGTCCGGCCGGCCGAACAGCTTCCAGAGGAACATCAGCAGCGTGGACTTGCCCGCGCCGGCCTCGCCCGTCACCTCCAGGAAGGGAAAGCTCTGGTATTCCTCGCGGATCTGCTCGGCGAACAGCGAGCCGAACCAGTACGCCAGGGCGACGATGCCCTGGGTGCTGAAACAGGTCCACAGCCAGTCGAGCCACTCGGCGCGGTAGCCCTCGTCGGTACGGGCGATTTCCAGGCGGATCGACTTCTGCAGGGTCTTCAGGCGCAGCTGCTTGAACTCGAAGTAGTCCTCGGCGTTGGCCTGCTCCACCACGCCGCCGCGCACGGCCAGGTCGCCGAACATGTAACAGCCGTGCTCCTTGCTGTAGCCGATGTAGTCGATGGTCTTCACGGTTTTCAGCGCGAAGAGCTGGTCCTTCATGATCTTGTCGAGCTGGGCGCCGGTACCGGTGAACACCGCGCCGGCGGCCATGCCCAGCAGGCGCTTCTTGAACTCGCTCGCCGCCGCCACCTGGCCACCGGTGAAGGTGTTGCGCACGGTGGGCTCGTCGTGCGGGAAGTCCACGCGGAAGTAGTACCAGGACTCGTCGGTGATCTCGTTGCGCTGGAAATAAAGTGCCTGCGGGTAGCAGTTGGCGATTTCCACCACGCACCCACTCTGGCGCAGCGCCTTCTCGGTCATCTGCCGATCGTTGAGCAGCTTGTCGTCGTGGTGCTCGCTGTCCTCCAGGGCCTGCTTGGCCTTGTTGAATTTCTCCAGGTCCAGCTTGAACCAGTACATGCGGTTGCCGAAGCCAAAGTGGAATTCGTGCCGTTCACGCCACTCGAACATCAGCGCGGCCTTTTCCGCCGCGCTCTCGGCAATCAGCAGCGCGCCTTGGTGACGGGCCTCCTTGAGCTCACGCTCCACCTGCTCGTCGCGCTTGTCTTCGTCCAGGAACATCCAGCGCTGGTGCAAGTCGTTCCAGTCGGTTTTGCGGTCGCGCTGCGGAATCTGCGCGGCTTCGCAGGTGAAACCCAGCTCGCGGGCCTGCTTGACCCAACGGCGGATATAACGATGCGCGCCCGGCTCGTTGTCCAGCGCCCAGATCAGACGTGGCAGCTTGCGACCGGCCTCGGCGCGGGCCTTGGCCAATGCCTTGAGCGATTCCGCCGGGAATGCATTGCTGCTCATGGCCGATACGGCAGCTCTGTCGTGATGCAGCAGGCTGATGGCGTCGAAGATGCCCTCGTTGATCCACAGCTCGTTCACCTCCAGCAGGTCCACGCTCGGCGGGCACCACCAGTAGCCGCGCATGCTCTGCCCAGGGGCAAAGCGCGCCTTTTGCTTGCCGAAACGATGCGGGCGATCAATCAGCCGTTCCCAGTAGCCGCCCTTCTCCAGCGGGAAACGGACCGTGGCCGAACCGATGCCCAGCTCGCGGCTCCAGTAGTTCTCCTGGGTGTACCAGCCTTCGATCAGCTCCAGGTGAAAGCCGCGGGCGTGCTGCAGGTAGCTCTTGGCGGTGGCGGTAGGCTCCTTCTCGGTGGCCGGGGCGCGCTTGCTCCAGTCATCGAACAGGTCGTCGAACAGCTCCTTCACGTGCCACTGCTCGCCGCATTTGCTCTCGCGGCCGCATTTCACGAACCACGGCTGGTCGTAGCGGGAGTACAGCTCCTTCTTGCCGCAACTCGGGCAGGTGCCGCCGCGCATGTAGTCAGTACCGGCACGGCGCTTGAGGCCGAAGTCGGCCTCGAACCGGCGCAGCACCTCGTCGCGGATCTGGCGGTCCATGTCTTTCATGCGGCCGGCCCCCACATGAAGACGCGGGTCTCGTTGCGCAGCGCCCGCGATTGCTCAACCGTGATGACACCGCATTCCATCAAGGCCGCCAAATAGCCGCCGATGCGGGTGACCATGTGGTGTTTCTCGTCGTAAAGGTCGGCTTCCTTCAGGGCGCTCAGCAGTTGCTTGAAGATGTAGCGCGCCGGATCAGCCGCCAGGGCCTCACAGGCCGGCATGGGCGTACTCATGACCGCACCTCCCCGACCTGCTTCACAAGCTCGCGCATGGTGCGGTTCAGCCCGGCGATGTGCGGGTGGTCCTCGAGGATGCGCTTGCCGCGCAGGCCCTGGGGCGTGTAGCGGTATCTGTCGTCGTACCAGCAGGCCGCCATCAGCTGCTCGTACTGGCTGGTGAGCCAGCGCAGGTAGGCCTCTGCCTGCAAGGCATTCAGCTGGATTTCAATGGAAAGGTTCGTGCTCATGGGGCCACCGTTCGGGCGCAACTTTCCCCTACCCGCGCAAAGGCGGGCATGGGAATGGGTCAATTCAAGGGGTGATCAGTGAGTGGCTGCTGCAGCCAGGGGCGCCGCGGGCGGCTGGAGCCGCGCCGGCAAGTGGCGGCATGGGATTAATACCGTTTCGCCCGTCAGCAAATGCACCAGGCCCACGACGGAGGAATCCCCCGTGCCGTAGTCGATGCCGATCACCGGGTGCGTAAGGCATTCCAGCTCGCTCATGGCCAGGTGCACCAGGCGGTCTGCCATAAAGGCCGGCACCTCCATGGCATTGACCAGGTACTGCACGCCGCGCTCGAACAGCTTGCCGTCGTCGGTCAGGTGCTCGCCCTGGTGGCGTTGCAGGAAGTGAAGTGCCGCCAGCTGCATGCTGCTGCGGTACTCCTGGGCGTCGCCGATCTGAGTGATGGTATTCATGCGTTGGCTACCTCCGGTTCCATGTGGTCAAGCAGGTCGAGTTGGTCGGTTTTCGGGCGGCTGTCGCGCAGCGCCTGCATGCGTTGCACCGAGGGCGCAACAGGCAGCACCACGCGGGGCTGGTCCAGGCCGGAGGGGCTCAGGGCGTAATCCCAGCTCAGCGAGCCGCTGTAGGTCGCCCCGCAGGCGATGTTCAGGCACTGGGCGTACATCGTTTTGTAGGTCGGCGTCTGCGCCTCGCTGTTGCGGATGCGCATGCGGCTCCCGCAGGCCGGGCATAAACACTTGTAACCACCGTTATGGGCAACGCTCACATCTTCCTCCCCCGCCGCCAGTCGCGGCTCCGGCCTGGGCCGGTGAATTCTGGCGCCCTGGGCGCCGACTGCTGTTCAGCCCTGCTGGGCCGTTTTCACCTGGTGCAGCACGATCACCGCGTTGATCTCCACGTGCCGTGCGGCCATGTGGCGGCGGTGTGCCGCCAGCAGCAGCTTGCGCTCGGCCTCGTCGATCTCGCCGTCTGCCAGCGCCTCGGCCAGCAGCTGGTCCACGGTGCCGCGCAATACGGCGGTGCGAATCGAGCGCTCGTAGAGCTCCACGTTGTCCAGGTCGACCGGGTTGGCATCCGGCACGAACACGCCGCCGTACATTGCAGCGACATATTCTGGAAAGTGGCTGGTGCCGGCCTGCTGCTCGAGCAGGTGCACCTGCTCGTCGCTCAGCGGGCGGCTGCCGGCGCTCTCGTAGAGATGGTTGTCGAACTTCTTCAGGTCCAGCCCCAGGCGCGCAGCAGCACACTCGCGTCCGCCCGGGTAGGCGCACACCACGGCACTCATCATCTGGCGGCGGGTTTCTAGGATCGGACGCTTCATTTTCTGGTTTCTCGCTGGGGCCGTTGCCATTACTTTGGAATCACGGTGCCGATGTCGGTCTTGCGGCGGCCGTACTGCTCCGGCGCATCCGGGACAACGCCTTCCTTGATGCCCAGCAGCACGGCGGCGCGGTGCGACTCACCGCGCTGGCCTTTTTTCGCACCGGAAAGCACCTGGTAGCAGGTGAACGGATCGAGGCCGTGCTCGCGTGCGAACTCCTGGACGGTCTTGCCTTGTTGGGCGAGCCATTCCTTCGCTTGTTTGGGGGTGCGTGTGGCTGGCATGATTCAAAACCATTCAATTGCGTTCAATGTGGCGACAGATTACCACTCATTCGAGTGGTGTCAACGGGAATTTCTATTCAAATGAGTGGTCTCGGCGAACGGCTGCGCGAAGAAAGAAAGCGACTAGGCCTCTCACAAGCGGATTTCGGTGCGTTGGGGGGCGTGAAAGCGAATGCCCAGGGCAAGTACGAGGCTGATGAACGAAGCCCGGACTCCGGCTACCTGGAAGGTTTGGCGTCAGCGGGTGTGGACGTGCTCTACGTGGTTACCGGCAAGCGTGTCCCGGTAACAGCTGAGGGCCTGGCAGACGATGAACGTGAAGTGCTCAACCACTATCGATCGATGCCGGCGAATGACCGCTCGACGATTCGCCGGATGGCGTCTGCACTGGCCGAGACGGCCGGGCGTTACGAGGTCAACAAGGAAGGTTAAGAACCATGGAAGCATTTGTAGCTCTGGTGCTGATCGCCATCGGCATCGCTCTATTTATCACCCTGGTTAAGCGAACGAAACGCGCCGCGGCAGCGCTCAATATGCAGGCGAAACCTTGGGAGGGCTCCAAGCCAACGTTGCTGGATCGCACCCAGCGAAAGCGGCTTGGCCTTGAGCCCGCCAAGTCACAGCCACCTGCTGAGCCTGCACGTCGGACTGCGGACAACACTTCCGCTCCAAGCCGAGCCATGCGCAATGGCTGGAGCCTTGGAACGGTCTCTTTCACCTATGAGGACTCCAGCGGCGACGTAACCTGCCGCACCGTCACCATTCACTCTGTGACTGCGACACATCTCAAAGGCGAATGCCATGACCGCCAAGCGGAGCGTACTTTCCGGGTCGACCGCATCATTGGCGATGTCGTGGATCTCGAAAGCGGTGAAATCGTGCGCCCTCGCAGCCTGGCCCGCCACTTCGCCTGAATAGCTCATTTCCCGTGCCTTCGTTTGTTCCACCTGCAAGGAGACGCAGCATGAACACAGTCCAGCCCATCGCCGACGATCTGTCTGATGCCTTCGGGGCCCGCTTGACTGAGGAGCGCAACCGCCTCGGCCTTGCCGTTCACGAACTGGCTCACCTCGCCGGCATCACCGATTACATGCAGAAGCGCTTCGAGAATGGCACCTCGGTGATCCCGATTGACTACCTGCAGGCGCTGGCCGCCCGTAGCGCTGCGGACGTGCTTTATATAATTGACGGGGCGCGCATGCCAACACCTGATTGAAACCAGCTGCAGACTGCGAAGTGATAGCGTTGGGAAATACTCACTGGATAGAAGACAGAAGGACTAGTCATGAGTGAGCTATTTAAATGAAACAACGAGGCTAATATGAGCGAGAAAGAGAGTTCTGAAGAAAAATCAATCAAGCCCTTGCCGCTAGACATTGATGATGTAATTCGATTTTTTGAGTCAGTTACACCTGACCGTATATGTGGCCATTGTGATAGCGCAAGTTTCGTTATTAACGCCGACCCTAACAGCAAAAAGCATGCCCGCCTGTATGCCATACCCGTATTCAGAGAAAAAAACAAAACTGCTCCGGTTATTATAGTGCGCTGCGACAACTGCGGTGCCGTATATCAGCATGGCTATGGCCATATCAAGCGATGGATCGATGAGAATCCTATAGAAAAGTTTTCCGATCCAGAGGGTGACGTCGAACATTCGGATCGCGAAGATGACTAATACAATATACTCAAGCGGCGCCGGTGCCGAAGCGAACATTAGAGCTGCTTTCGCTGCCAACACTCCGAATACCAGCTATGCTAGCAGCAGTAATGAGGGCGAAAAAAAAGCCACAGTCACAAGCGGAGATATCGCGATGAGCAACATAAGCAGAGAAGAGTTCCTTTCTCGGCTCGAGACAACCGAAGCGAAGGTTGATGCTCGTTATTCTCGTTTTGAGGCATCGATGGCATCCTCTCTAGCTGAAATAACTAAAGAAATACACTCAATAAAAGGCCAGATAGCAGGTGATGTTTCTGCCTGCCGAGGCGAAGTAGCTGGCCTGAATGGAAAGCTTGAAAGCGTCAACACAAAGGTTGATTCACTAAAAGGAATCAAGGGCAATATCTGGGGTGCAGCAGTCACAATACTGGTTCTGACTATCGGAGTTATTACCTTAGTTATTAACACGCTTGCGACTGGTATTAGCATCCGCAGCTTGCTTGGTGCCGGATAGGTCTATACCTCCCGCAGTCTGGTTTTTTATTGAGAGCCCATTAGAAAGCATAGTTCAGATCGGTCATTGCTCGATGGGGACAACCATCGGCCACCGATCATGTATCCAGGAATACTCCTCCGGCGGCGTGCTGGTGACCACATACACGCGCCGCTGCTCTCCTTCCCCGAGCACCAGGCAGTCCAGGGCGTAGCCTTCGGGCATGTCGAACCAATGTGATTGCTTCTTGCCCTTCTCGTCGGGCTGGCCTTTTTCCATGTAGCGCTGCACCAGGCCGAACGCGCGCAGCGGCCTGTACTTCTCCCAACCGCCCCGCTCCACCGTTTCCAGCCGCGCCCAGCCGCCTTGCGGGCCTTGGCCGGGCTCTTCGCGGCGGCGGCCCCAGGTGACCCAGCCCAGCGCCTCGCCGCCCTCGAGCATCACCGGGAAGGCAGCCTTGGGGCTGGGGAAGTAGACCTTGTAGGCCTTTTCCGCGTCTCTCGCTTCAACGCCACCGCACATGGTTACCTCCGGTCATCGCGCGCGTCTTCTCGATTGACCGCGGGGGGTCTCTTTCGTTTTACTGTATAGGCATACAGTATTTTACGGAAGTTGCTCTATGACGTTGACCATTCTGGGCCGCGAGGATCGGCTGCGGCACCTGCTGCCGGAGGCGGCCGAGCTGCGCATCACGGGCTTTCAGTCGCCCGCCGAGGACGAGAAGGAGAGCAGCCTGTCGCTGGACAGCCTGGTGGGCCTCGGGTCGCCGCAGATCTGGGTGGTGCGGGTCGACGATGACAGCCTGCTGGGCTTCGGCATGTACCCCGGTGATCGCCTGGTGGTGGACCGCTCCGCCCGCTGCACGCCGGACTGCTACGTGGTGGTCGGCCTGGATGGCGAATGCCAGTACCGGGTTCGGCTGCTAACCGAAGACGCCGACGGGCGCCTGGTGCTCAAGGCGGCGCACCCCTTCGCCGCGCCGATCAACCTGGAGCTTGAAGAACTGGTCGAGATATTCGGCATGGTGCGCTGGGTCATCAGCTACGTGGGGCGCTGAGCATGCCGGTGTTCGCGCTGATCGACTGCAATTCGTTCTATTGCAGCTGCGAACGCATCTGCCAGCCGGAGCTCAAGCGCCGGCCGGTGGTGGTGCTGTCGAACAACGATGGCTGCGTGATCGCCCGCACCAGCGAGGTGAAGCAGCTGGGCATCGCCATGGGTGCGCCCTTCTTCCAGGTGCGCGACCAGCTCGCCGCCGCCGGCGTGGTGGTGCGTTCGAGCAACTACACGCTGTACGCGGACATCAGCAACCGGGTGATGACGGTGCTGGCCAGCATGCTGCCGGGCATCGAGGTGTATTCGATCGACGAGGCCTGGGGCGACATGACCGGCGTGCGTGAGGACCTGACCGAATACGGCAAGCGCATCCGCGCGCGGCTGCTGCAATGGGTGGGCATGCCGGTGGGCGTGGGCATCAGCACCACCAAGACGCTGGCGAAACTCGCCAACTGGGCCGCGAAGAAGTGGCCAGCCACCGGCGGCGTGGTGGACCTGACCGACCCCGCCCGGCAGGAACGGCTGCTGCGCCTGGCTGCCGTGGGCGAGGTGTGGGGCGTTGGCCGGCGCCTGGCCGCGCGGCTACGCCCGCTGGGCATCGAAACCGCCTGGGACCTGGCCCAATACGACATCGGCACGCTGCGTAAAACCTTCGGCGTGACCCTGGAGCGCACCGCGCGGGAGCTGCGCGGTATCAGCTGCATCGGTTTCAACGAGGGGCCGCCCCCGAAGCAGGCCATTTGCTCGAGCAAGATGTTCGGCCACAAGCTGCGGGATCTCGCGCCCATCCAGGAGGCGATGGCCACCTATGTGACCCGCGCCGCCGAGAAGCTGCGCCAGCAGCAGTCGCTGTGCGGCGCCCTGCAGGTGACGCTGCAAACCCAGTACCACAACCCCGACCTGCCCCGCTACGCCGGCACTGTGACCTGCGCGCTGCCCACACCCAGCGACGACACGCGCGACCTGCTGGCGATTGCCCTGCGCGGCCTGCGCCAGATCTACCGCCCCGGCTACGCTTACTCGAAATGCGCGGTGCTGTTGCTCGACCTGAGCCAACGCGGCGAGGTGACGCCCGACCTGTTCGCGCCGGCACCCCGGCGTGGCGCGGAACGCCTGATGAGCATCGTGGACCAAATCAACAAGCGCGAGGGGCGCGGCACCGTGCGCCTTGGGCGGGTGCCCGCCGCGCCGGACTGGGGCATGCGCCGCGACATGAAGAGCCGCGCCTACACCACCAACTGGGACGAGCTGATCACCGTAGGCGCCTGATGTTTAGTTGATTGGGGTGGTGGTGGCACGCACGGATATGCAGAAAATCGGCTGTTCTCCGAGCGATTGGGAGGCGCCACGGGGCGCCGGGCGCTCGGTTGACGTGTAAGGAGTACGCATGTCGAAGAACAACAACAGGCAGCACCACGACGACGAGCGCTTCATGCCGCGTGAGTTGAGCGAGCAGGAGGAAGAGGTGTTGAGCCTTTTCGCGCTACTGGCCGAGGCCGATCGGCGGCACATCATCCGGCTGCTACAGGCCCTGCGGGACACCGCCCGCTGATACGAAGAACCCGGCCAGGCGCCGGGTTTTGCTTACATGCACATGGGCGCATCGTCGCGTCCTGACCATTCCTCGTCGATGCGTTCCCAGGCCGAGCGGGCCGGCTCTGCCGGTGGCGGCGCGGGTTCGGTCAGGCGTTCGCTTGTTGTATCCGCTTCCATTCCCGCTCCACGGCGCGCTGGGCGCTGCTCTTTTCGGCGTACAGGTGTGCCAGGCGCTTGGGGTGCGTCTGGTCGCCCTCGGTGAGTTGGCGTTGCTCGCCGGTCTTGGTGTCGCGGTACCAGGCGAGCACGCCGGTGTAGATGCCCTGCTCGGCCAGTTCGGCGACGTCTTCGGCGTCCGGCAGCTTGGATTCCAGCTCCAGGGCGGTGGTGTAGCTGTCCGGGGTGAAGCTGTGGCGCACGTTGGCACCCAGCCAGACGATGGCGGCGATCTCCGCTTTCACGCCCACCAGGCTGTAGGTGAGTTCCGGGATCAGCTCCGGCCGGCCCTTGGCCAGGGTATAGCTGAGCGTGGCGGCGCCGCGCTGCAGGCGTGACCATTCGGCGCGGGCGGCGCGCAGGGCGCTGTTCTGGTCGGCGTAGGTGTGGCGCAGGTCCTTGAGGTTGTCGCCGGCGCCGGCGATGGCCTCTTTCTTCTCGGCGCTGCCCAGCTCGTAGTAGTAGGCACGGGCGCCGCTGTAGCTGTCGCGGTCGGCCTGGAGGAAGCGGTGGCCGTCGCCGTCGGCGCGGGTCAGGGTGATATGCGGCAGCGCCGCGCCGCTGGCGGTTGTGGACTTGCCGGCCGGCATGAACAGCAGGCGCTCGGCCTTGACGCTGGCGATGGCGTCGAACTGCTGGCCCAGGCGGGTGATGAGGTTGGCGTCGGATTCGTTGGCCTGGTCGAGCTGGGCCAGCTCGATCACGCTGAGCGCGGCGCTGATCACCGGGCTCAGGCCATGGGCGGCGGCAACGGTCTGGATGATGGCGCCGAGGGTCTGGCCGGTCCAGCTGCGTTCCTTCTTGGCCTTGAGGCCTTCGCGCAGGTCCGCGCTGCGGGCGCGGATGCTGAGCACGTCCGGCGCGCCGCTGTGCTCGGTTTCGTCGACGGTGTAGCTGCCCTTGCTGACCAGACCGGTGTCGCTCCAGCCGAGCCAGAGGCTGACGTTGGCGCCGCGCGGCGGGATGGCGAGCAGGCCGTCGTGGTCGCTGAGGGTGATGGTGAGCTGGTCGGCCTCCATGCCGCGGTTGTCGGTGAGTTCGATGCTGACCAGGCGCTGTTCGATGTCAGCGGTGATGTCGCGCCCATTGACCACCACGCGGCAGATGGGGCTCGGGTAGGCCGTGGCCTCGCGGTAGGCGTCCGCCGCCTGCTGGGCAAAGCCCTGGGCCTGGCCGGCAGCCGCACTGAGCAGGCCCTTGCCCTCGGCAATGAGCTGGTTGATCACCGCAGCAGCCCCCGCAGGATGTTGCCACCGGCGCCGATCGCGCTGCCGAGCATGTCCACGCGGCCATCGTCGATGCGCACCAGGCTCAAGGTGAATTCGATACGCCGCGCCTGGCCGTCGCGGAAGAACAGCGTGCGCGTCTCGCTGAGGTTCTCGATCACCCAGGTGCCGTAGATCTTGCCGGTGCCCTCGACCAGGGGCCAGGCCTTGCCGGTGTCGGCCATGTAGCGCAGCGTGTCGAGGCTGATCTGCGCGCCGGCCAGCGCCGGCAGCAGCACGCCCGGCAGGGTGATGGTGTCGTCGTCGCGGCCCATGAACTGGCGCGCGGGATTGGTGCCGATGCGCGCGGTCTTGCCGTGGCGCCAGGCGGTTTGCCGTTGGAGTTCCTGGTAGGCCAGGGTCTCCAGCGAGAAGATGAACATGCCGAGGGCCATCATCATGGTCCGTTACTCCTGATCGAATAGAGATGAGCGGGCACGCGCGCCCTTCTCGCGCTCGCGGCGGTCGAGTTCGGCGGCCACGGCGCGGGCGATGGCGTTGGCGTCCTGCCCTGGTGCCGCGTGGACGTTGATGATGATTTGGGCTGGTGCGCTCTGCACGGCTGCGGCCGGAGCACGTGCTGCCAGCGGCGGACGGTTGTCGATCGAGGGCAGGTCAGCGGCGGCCATGCCGGGCGCAGCGGCTCCTATGCCCACGGCCACCGCGCCGGCGGCGGTCAGGCGCTTGGCGGTACCGGCCAGTTGCGACAGCGGCCCGCCCTCCCCGGCGGCAAGGCCCTGCTCGAGGCCGGCCATGGTGTCGCCACCGAGCCCGGCGAACACGCGGGACGGCGAATGGATGCCCAGCAGCCCCTTGAAGGTGCTGATCACGCTGTTCGCCGCGCCGCTGATGGCCGCGGTCAGGTTGGGGAACATGCTGGTGAAGCCGTTGATCAGCCCCTGGATGATGTTGCCGCCGAACTCGCTGAACTTGCTCGGCAGGTCCACACCGAAGTAGCTCATCACGCCGGCGAAGGCTCGGTAGAGCAAACCCAGCGGGCTGAAGTTGAGCAACAGCGCGCCGATGCCGGCCAGGCCGCCGGCGACACCCTCTTTGATCTCCGTCCAAAGCCCGAGGAAGAAAGGCCCCACGCGGCTCCAGTTGGCGTAGATCAGCGCAGCGCCCAGGGCGAGCGTGCCGATCAGCACGCCGACCGGGTTGGCCATTGCCGCGGCGCCGACCAGCCGTAGCCCGGTGGCCACCAGCGGCAGCGCCGTCTTGCCCAGGTTGAACAGCGTGCTGACCAGCCCGCCGCCTTGGATACCGAACAGCATCATGCCGTAGCGCACCATGGCGAACGGGCCGAGGATGCTGGCCATGGCCAGGGTTAGCCCGCCCATGCCGGCCATCAGCACGCCGACGCCGGCGGCGGTCTTGACCAGGTTGGCCGCCAGCTTGGGGTTCTCGACGATCCAGCTCTTCACGCTGCCGACCACGCTGGCGAGCGTCTGCGTCACGTCGCGCAGCGGGCCGTTCTGCTGCTCCTGCAGCTGGATGCCCAGGTCCTCCCAGGCCGACGACAGTTGGTCGAGGTCGCCGACCAGGTTGTCGCCCATGACCTTGGCGGTGCGCTGGGCTTCGCCCTGGGTCTGGCGCAGGGTGCCGATGAACTCCTGCAGGGCGCCGCTGCCGGCCTGTGCCACCAGCACCTGCATGCCGGCAACGGCCTCTTCGCCGGCGATGCCCTTGAGCAGCCCGGCGCGCTCGGCGTCGCCCATGTTGCGCGTCTTCTGGTAGATCTCCTGCAGGATGGTGGGCATGTCGCGCAGGTTGCCCTGGGCATCGACGGCGCTGATGCCGAGCGTGTCCAGCGCCTTGGCGGCGGCCTTCGGCGGTGCGGACAGGCGGTTGAGGATGGCCCGTAGCGCGGTACCGCCCATGCTGCCCTGGATGCCGGCGTCGCCCAGCTTGCCGGCCATGGCGGCGACGGTCTCGATGTCCTGCCCGACGCTTGCCGCCACCGGTGCGGCGTACTTCATTGTTTCGCCCAGCATTTGCAGGCTGGTGTTGGAGCGCGTGAAGGCGCCCACCAGCACGTCACCCAGGCGCCCAGTTTCGGAGGCCTTGAGGTTGAAACCGGTGAGGATGTTGGAGGCAATGTCTGCCGTTTCCGCCAGGCCGCTGTCGCCAGCCTTGGCGAGATCCAGCATGCCGGGCATGGCGGCGATGATGTCCTCTGGCTTGAAGCCGGCCATGGCCAGGAAGCCCTGTCCCTGCGCCGCATCCGTGGCGCTGAACATAGTGTCCGCGCCCAGCTGGCGCGCCTGGGCGCGCATAGCGCCCAGTTGGTAGTTGTCCTTTGAAAGGCGGGTGAGCGCCTGCACCTTGCTCATGTCGGCGTCGAATTGGACGCCCGGGGCCATGAGCTTCGCGCCGGCGTAGAGAATGCCGCTGCCGGTGGCCAGCCCGCCGGCACCGGTGGCGGCCATGCTGCCGGCGAGCGCCGAGGTGCGTTCATAGTCGGCCTTGGCCTGGCCGAGGCGCTTGTGCTGGGCGGTGAGCCTCTTCAGCCGCCCTTCCTGCTCGGCTATCGCCTGGTTGGTCTGGTTGACCTTGGTGCGCAGGTCGCGCTCATGCTGGCCGAGGTTGCGGGTACTGATGCCCGCCTCGCCCAGCTTGCTGCGCAGGCCCTGGAGTTCGCGTTGCTGTTCGTTGTGCTTCTGCTTGAGGGCGTGGCCCTGGCGGACCGCGCTCTGAAAATCACGGGTGAGTGCCTTGGTGGGCGTGCTGGTGCTGGCCAGCTCGCGAGACAGCGCCTTGACGCGCTCGCGGTTGGCCTGCATGGCGGCGCCGGTTTGCTCTGACGCGCCCTTGAGGTTGCGGAACGAGCTGACGTCTTTCTGCTGGGCCTGCAGGTGCTTGAGGTCGCTGCGGGCGTCGCGCAGGGATCGGCCCAGGCCCTGGGCACCGACGAACACCGAGCGCATGGGCTTGGTGGCGTTGTCCAGGGCCTGGAGGTTGACCTTAAGGTTTAGATCCCGCGCCATGCGTGCGTTCCCATCGTTCGCGGGCGCGCTCGCGCCAGTCCATCAGTTCATGCAAGGGCATGGCGTTCATCTGCTCCGGCCCCCAGTGGAACACCAGGGCGATGTCCGCCATGACGTCATCTACGCTGCGGGGGATTCCGCACCCTTCTTCTGCAAAAAACCCGCTACGGCATCCGCGCAGGCCAGCAGGTCGGCGGGGTCCAGGGCGGCGGCTTCCTGCTCTGTGAGGGTCGGCTGGCTGATGCGCGGCACCAGGCGGATGGTGGCGTTGACGTCACCGTTGATCAGGTCCGCCAGCTTGAGGCCCCGCAGCTCGCCAGCGGCCGGCTTGCGCAGGGTGATCTCTGTGATGGGCTTGCCCTCGCCGCGCTTGATGGGCTGCTCGAGGACGATGGGTTCGCTGGTCTTGCTCATGGGGTTGCTCCTTGATGTGTGATCGACCGCGCCCGGCAGGCGCGGCATGGGTGGGTACCAGGGCATTACTGGCCGATGGCGGCGCGGTGCTCGGCGAGGCGGTCTTCGCCGTTGACGACGAAGATGAAGTTGAGCAGGTCGATCTCGATCTCGACGTTGCCGTCGATGGTCAGCTTGTAATAGCTGCAGGTGGTGGTGAACGAGTGCTCGGTGTCTTCGCCGGACTCGGCATCGCCGAAGTCGATTTCCTCGTGGCGGCCGCGGACAACTACCTCGACCGCACTGATCTCGCCGGTGTCGTCACGCTGTACCGAACCGGCCCAGCGCAGCATCACGCCATCGGCCCGTACGGCGCCAAACTGACGCAAGGCGGTCAGGTCCCAGCCGCCAAGGGTCCATTCGATCTGGATGCCGTCATCGCTGTGGCCCAGGTCGACTTTCACCGGACCATCCATGCCAGCGCCACGCCAGGCTTCCAGCTTGCGGCTGAGGGTCGGCAGGGTTACGGATTTGCTCTGGCCAACGTAGCTTCCGCCATCGTTGTACAGGTTCATGCTCTTAAGCTTCTTGGGCAGGGCCATGGCTGGGCGCTCTCCTTCGGCGCGGCGGGGCCGCGCGGGTTGAATGGGGTCAGGCTTTGATGCCGGCGGCAAAATCCACCAGGTAACGGTCGGTGATGCGCTGGCGCAGCATCAGGTCTTCCAGCGGCGGCACGGGGGTGTAGTCGTAGTCCAGGAAGAGCTTGCCGGCCTTGAGGGTGTCCTTGTCGTTGGCGGCCGGGTCGAACCAGCACTCGCCGCCGATCAGGTAGCCGCCACGGATCAGCTCGCGGAACTTGGCGTTGATGCCTTCGACGATGTCGCGCACCAGGCTCGCGTGCATGGGCTTGTCCACGGCCCAGAAGTGGGCCTCGGCCATGGTGTCGGCCAGCACCTGGGCGGTGCGGGTGTAGTTCTCGAAGGCGAACAGCGGGTCAGCCGAGCAGGTGCGCGAGCCCCAGAAGCGGAAGCCTTCGCGGCGGATCAGGGTGGTGACCTCGTTGGCGTTGAGCAGGCCGGCATCGGTGGCGGGGTTTTGCAGGTCCCAGTAGATATCGCGGCTGAGCCCGGACACGCCGTTGACCGGCACGTTGGAGAGGGTTTTGTGCCAGCCGATTTGCTGGTCGAGCTTGGCGCGCAGGCCCAGGGCGCGCGCGACGGCGCTGGCCGGGGCGTCGGCGTTGGTGGCGGTGTCCCAATTAACGAAGTCCGGCCAGATCAGCATCAGCTCGCGCGCGCCGAAGCCGTCGCGGTAGGCGATGGCGTCGCTCACCGTTTCGCAGTTGTGCGCGTTGGCGTAGGCGAAAGCCCGGAGCTTCTCGGCGGTGGCCACCAGCTCGGTGGTGACGGCCAGGTTATCCAGCCCCGGCACGCCGAGGATGCGCGGTTTGACGCCCAGCTGGGCCTCAGCGGCAAGCAGCGCCTTCATGCCGGTGTACTGCCCGCCGGCAGTGACGCCACCGATGATGTTGGAGGTGGTTTCGGCCTCGGTGGCGCCCTCTTCCACCCGCACCACAACGGTCACAGGGCTGGCCTGGTCGGCGATGGCATCGAGGCTGCGCGCCAGGGTGCCCTGCTCGCCGGCAGAGCCGGAGGCGGTGAGCACGTCGGTGAGCAGCACGGGCTTGTTCAGCGGAAAGGTGGCCGGGTCGGCATCGCTGGCGGTGCAGAGCATGCCGACGATGGCGGTGGATACGGTGCGAATGGGGCGCGTGCCCTCGTTGATTTCGAGGACGCGGACGCCGTGGTGGTATTCGGTCGACATGCGGGGCGGCTCCTGCGGGCGTTGCCGGATCAGTGAGCCTCAAGGGTGACGCGCGCGCGCAAGGGGCGCACGCGGTGGGGTGTGTAGCGTGGGGTGCTACAGCGCTTGAGATAGACTCCGCCTTTCACATGACTGAGCAATATCTGGGGGCTGAAGAAATGGAATTATCGGGAAGAACGCTTGCCAGCTTAATAGCTTTAGGAGTCGGGCTTTTGACACCAATTGGTCTTTTCATCTTTCGCTGGGTCGATTGGGACTTTCAGCCGAGCTGGATAGCTGCTTCTCAGTTCTTTTCGAACATTTACATTCCCCTTTTCACTATCGTGCCGGTCCTAGGGCTGGCATATCAAATCTGGAAAAAGAGCAGCTCCGATAAAGTAACTTTTTTGATTGAAGGATTCAGGCGTCAATCTGCAGAACTGCTTTCACTTCTTCCAGGCGATCCAAAACAAACGTACATAGCAATGTGGCAAGGCCTCCTTAACGGGCAAAAGCCTCCTCATGCAGCCGTACTTTTTCTGAATCAGCACTCACGCTTCGTCCATGCAATCCTATCTGTGGGCTATTCCCTAACTGCTCTGAAGGATATTGATAGAACAGCGGCTGAGATGTTGCGCATGGAACTCTTCACGCTTGTCGAACGTGACCATTTCTCGAAGTATGAATTCATAGCGGTTGCATGCGTCCTTCCAAGCAACTACCGGTGGGTTTGTACAGAGCTCGAGGAAGAGTTTCGCGATGCCTTGCGTAGCCAGCCTCCCGCTAGTTAAGCATTGCCGACACCAGCCACCGCCACGTCGATCGCAGCCACGGTCCGCTCGACCACCTGCTGCGCCTGCTCTACCTCGCCGGCATCCATCAGCGCACGTACTTGCTCTTTCGCCGCCAGGCGCGTTTCGCGCAGGGCGATTAGCGCAGCGGTGTACTGGGCGGCTTCGTGCAGGATGTCATCGGCCGCCTCCCGCGCGGTGCGACCGTTGATGGCCCAGGCGGCGACCATGGGCGGCACTTCGCCCTGGTAGCCGGCCGCGGCGAACTGCTCGGCTGCGATGCGGGCGCGGTCGTATTCGACTGCGCGCAGAGGGTCACCGGCAACGGCGGCGCGGGCAGCGTCGGCGGTGGTATCGATGGCGGTACAGAGTGCCTGGCATTGAGCGGCAAGTTGCTCGGCCTGTTTGGCTTCGTCAAACACCCATGCGCCGTCACGCCAAGCATGGGCAGCACTTGGAGGTGGTGTGGCGGTGAGGTTGTCTGGGAGCGGCCCAAAATCGGCGAACCGTTCCGCGGCACCGGTATCGGTACGGTAATAGCGGCCTCGGTGATCCTCGACCAGGTACCAGCCGGCATCACCGCGCAGTACAGCCTGCTGAGCAGCAGCCGTTGGTGGCGGCTCGAGATAGGCGCCGGCCGGGACCAGCCAGTTGTTGGGGTCCAGCGGATCGGGGTCGGCGAACGCTTCGAGAGTCGGCAGATATTCAGCTGTGTGCAGATTGGTGCAGTAGATGCGTGGGGCCTCAGTCATGGCGGCGTCCTTAGTATTTTATGCAGGCCTGGAGGGCGATGTTCCGCGGGCGGGTTTCGAGACCACCGGTCGCCGTCGCATCGTCGAGGTATCGGGCAAATCCGTTATCAGATGTTGATCCAGTGTCGGTGCCGCAAACCGGTTGTAGGCCGCTCACAGCCACCGCATCAACGGTGTTCTGATACTGACCCGCCGACACATTGGCAGAGGGATATCGGTGATCATGGCTCTTGATTTCATCGGCCTGCCAAGTGCCGAGGATGCGCGCCGCATCCACACCTCGGCCTTCGTCCGCGCCTCGAATGAACTCGCCACGGAGGTCCGGTAGCCTGAAAGTGGTACTCCCGTCTCCAGTACCGTACGTTGTACCGATAGCCTCGAATAGCGCGGCATAGGTGGTGCGGCTGACGACTGCGCCGGTGGCTTTTAACCAGCCAGCTGGCCGCGCATTCCCCGCGAAGTAACCGATTAGCCCAGGCGGCGCGTCTTCAGAGCCGTCGCAACGTGCCCATTTCGTCCAAACGCCGTTGTAGAAACTGCGGGCGAACACCTGAGTGGTGGTGCTCTGGTAGCTCACGGCTATTTGGCCACGGTTTGCGGTCGGACTGATGGATGAGTAAAACGTGGTCGTGATGTACCAATTCAGCCCCACCAACGGCGCATTGGGATGTACGGTCAGGATGACCGGGTGCACTGCCGCATTCGGGTCTTGGGTCGTACTCCCTCTCGCCAGGTTGCGTACGGCTGGGGCCAAGAACGATTCATCGGCTACTAAATTTTTGACGTCAGCCTCGGTGGTGTACTCCGGGTGCGGGTCGATGGCGGCCAGATGATTGACGATCAGCGAATCAGCATACGCCCGCGTTGCCAGCACCACGCTCGGGTCGATCTTGAGCTGGATGTTCTGGGTGCTGCTGACCAGCAGATTCAACCGCACCACCTGGGTGCGACCGCTGCCCTGGGCGAGTTCCGGCTTGTAGGTCGGAGGGCAGTTGGCGACCGCGACCAGGTCGCCAGCCTCGTCGTAGAGGCCGATCTCACGAATCCACCAGCCGCCAACGTCCTCGGGGATGACCTGCTCGGCGATGACGATGGCTGGGTTGTTCGGGTCGATGCTGAGCTGGTTGAGCGGCGCGCGGCGGCGTTCGTTGAGCAGGGCCGTCTGGGTGCGACTGGGTAGCGGTTCGGCGCCGTTGGCATCGCCCACGCCGAGGTGGGAGATGTTCCAGGGCACGCCCAGGGCAGTGGCGTTGGCCAGTTTGGCTTCGCCGACCGCGGTGAGAATGGCCATGTATTGCGAGTTGTGGTCTGCCATATCAGCGGATGTCCATGGTGTCGATGACGTGTTCGCGAGCACCCCAGGCCAGCGTGCCGCCGACCTCGATGTCACGCGATGCGGGTGGGTAGACGGTGAGTTCGTCGCCGGTGGTGAGCGCGGCGCCGATTTGAGCAGTGCCGGAGATATCCAAGCCGATGGCCAGGCCCACCAGGTGGCGGCTGACGGGCTTGGCATCATCGATCAGCCAGGTGAGTTCCTGGTGCATCTCTTCGGTGATGCCGGTATCCAGCACGCCGACCAGCAGGCGGAAGGTGCCGGGCGTGCCCAGCGGCGCCTCCTCCCACCACTCACGCACCTCGATCAAGTAGCCCAGCGGCTCGACCACCCGGCGCAACGCGCCGATGGTGCCCTTGTGCGCATGGATGAAGTACGCAGCGCGGATCGCGTCGCGCTTGGCTCGCTCGGGCCAGGCACTGGACCAGCGATCGACGGAAAACGCCCAGGCGAGGTACGGCAGCAACTCGACCGGGCAGGTATCCGGGTTCCAGAGGTCGCGCAGCGGTACCGGCACACGCTCGATCTGCGCGAGGGCCTCGGCAGCGAGGCGCTCCAGCTCGCTGGCGTTGGGTGGCAGCAGGCTCAGGCTCGCCATCAGGCCTCCGCCACCGTGACGGTGAAGCCGGTGCAGTACGGCGCCTGGGTTTCGGTGGCGACCACGTCGACCCAGCCGGGCAGCTCGACGCGCTTGACGCCCTCGATGTGTAACGCGGCGTCCAGGGCGGAGCGGTTGACCTCCTGCGCAAGGCGGCGTCGCTGGTTTACCAGGGAGAGGCCGCGGGCCTCGGCAGCGGCGCGGATCGGTTCGGCCTCGGGGCCTACGGTGTTGAGGTAGAGCACGGCGTCTACGCGGTACTCCAGCACCTCGGCGGATTGCACGGTGAGGCGATCGGCGACCGGGCGGCGGTCTTCGTCGCTGAGGTAGGCGGCGACGGTGTCGAGCAGCGCCTGGTCGGCTGCGCCGTTGCCCAGCAGGGACTGGACGGTGACCACCACCACGGCCGGCGATGGGCTTTCTGCCGTGGCATCGGCCACGCGGCCATCGGCGCTGCGCGCATGGAGGATGTAGCTGTTGCGCGGGCCGGCGGTGCTGAGCCCTTCCCAGGCCATCTGCGCACGTTCGCGCAGGCTGTCGTCGGATTCCATCACCGCCGGAGTCGGCGGCACGGTGCTGGTGTCCGCTGGGGTGACCACCAGCCTCTCGACGTTGTAGTTGGCGGCGAGCTGCACCAGGTCATTGCCCTTGGCCTTGGCCAGCATAGTGCCGAGTGCTGCCTCGTTGACGCGCTGACGCAGCAGGGCTTCGCGGTAGGCGTTCTCCTGAATCAACTTGGTCAGCGGTTCCGATTCGAGCGCGAGCGTTGCGGCGACCTCGGCCTGCTGCTCGGCGGGCCAGAGGCTGATGGCGTGGGCCTTGCGCGCGGTGAGGATCTGCTCGTAGTCGATCTGCTCGACCACGTCGGGGTCGGGCAGCTGGGCCAGGTCGATGGGGGTGAAGGTGTTCATGCGCTGGCCCCCAAGGCGAGCGGTACGCGCAGGCTCAGCGGCTCGTTGCTGTCAGTGCGGGTGCCTTCAAGATCGAGTACAGCCTGGCCGGGGCGCTCGCCCAGGCCGAGTTGTACCCGGCTGAGCCGGATGCGCGGCTCCCAGCGCATCAGGGCCATGGCGGTGGCCGCATAGGCCTGCAAGCGGGTGGCATCGTTGAGGGGCGCATCGATCAGGTCGGGCAGCAGGCTGCCGTATTCGCGGCGCATTACGCGGCTGCCAAGGGGCGTGGTGAGGATGTCGGCGATGGACTGGGCCAGATGGGCGTTGCCCTCGATGGCGCGGCCGGTGCCGGCGGACATGCCGATCATTGCGGTGCCCCTGTGTTGCTCGGGCCGCCCTGGACGCCGCCGTGCACGTGATTGACCAGGCTGATGTCGGCGGCGATCACGTCTTCGCTGACGGTCACCAGGCCGGTGATGTCCACGTCGCCCAGGATGCTGACGCCGCCGGGGGCGACGAGCTTGGCCTTGCCACCATTGGGCAACATAGCGGTGAGCGTGTGGCTGGCGTGGTCGTAATCGATCACAGCCCCGTCCGGATAGGTCCGTCGGCGCAGGTTTGCGCTTTTCGACGGGGCCGGACGTTGCCGTGAATACAGGCCGATCAGGGCGATGCCCTGAGCAGTTTCACCACTAGGGCTGAGGAGAATGCATTGTTCGCCGACCGTGGGCGGGTCCCAGTCGCTGCTGGCACCGGCACGCAGGGCCAGCCATGGGCGCCCCGGTACGGTGAGGCCACCCGTTTTGACGGTGCAGCGCTCGGCCTCATGATCCACCGCGGCGATGGTGCCGAGGCGGATCAGGTTGGCGAGGCGGCGGAGGATGTCGGAAATGCTCATGCCGCCATGCTGGCGGTCGCGCGCGCGGGGCGCATTCGTTGGGTTGTGTAGCGGGCGCCGTTACAGGCTCAGGGCGCCAGATGCTCCAGAAGCTGGTCGCGGATCATCTCCAGTTCGGCATCGGTGAGGCCCAGCAGCTGCCGGCGCTGGTACTGGATATCAGGCGAATTGCGGCCGGGTTTGTCGCGCAGGCCGTACTGGTGGACGCGGGCCAGGCGCGACACGCGACCGGCAAAACCGATGGCGATTGAGCTGGCATCGCTCTGCAGGCGCAGGTACCGGGCGGTGCGCAACTTGGCGAACATTTTCCGGCGCTTGATGCGGCCAGCCTTGGCGCGCAGTTCTTGCCTGGGTTTACGCGGGGCGTAGGGGGTGCCATCTGGGTTCTTTTGCGCGGCGATGCGCTGCTGCTGGCTGCGGCGCAGGTCGCGGGCTATGGATTGGGTGATCTGGCGGCGCGCCTTGGGCTGCAGTTTGTTGAGCAGCGCGCCGGCCCAATCTTCCAGCGCGCGCAGGTCGTCAGCCATTGGCGCCCCATTCGGCGATGAGTTCGCCCTCGCTGGTTTCGACGCGCATGGACGGCACCAGGAAGGCTTCGTCATCGACCACCGGCTCTGGCGGGTGGCTAACCTGCAGGGTGCCATCGCCCTGGCGCTTGACGATGACGCGCTCGGTGAGCGGCAGGGTGATGGATAGGTCCACCTTGCTGTTGTCGAGGATGTCGGCCTCGAACTTGATGGCGTCGCGACCCTTTTCGAGGTTCTCCATCAGCTCGCGCTGGTTGACCAGCACCCAGGCGAACAGCGGGATGGCGACGGCATCCGGGCTGCCGGCGAAGTCGGTCAAGATCAGGTTCAGGGTGTAGCTGTATTCGAACGAAAGTCCCGGCGCGGCAGTGCTGCGCATGCTGCCGGCGTCGACGAATACCAGCAGGCGGTCGGGGTTGCGTTTAAGTTCGGGGATGGCGGCCAGCAGGTGGGCGCGCAGGGATTCGGGCTTTTTCATTGGCCGCCCCGCTGGTTGTGCTCGAACACTGCGTCCACCTGGGCAGCGCACTCGGCCCAGGCGCTGAGCAGGTAGTCGCTGTCGTCGCTGAGTTCGCCGTTAATGACTGGCGCCGCCGGGTTGAGCGTGCAGCGCGTGACGACCGGACAGCCACTGACGGTAACCGTCTGCTCCGGTAATGGCGGGACGTTGGTGCAGGCGGCGAGCAGCAGCAGGCAGAGGCTGAGCAGCCCAGCTTTGATGGGGCGGGTCTTCACGGCGTTGCTCCTTTTTCTGTACCTGGTCGGTGGCATGGGCCTGGCGCACGGCAGCGGTGGTTTGTTGCAGGCTGAGCTGGGCCAGCCGCTGGGTGGCCACCTCGCCCGTGAGCCGGGTGATGGTCTGTGCCTGGCGGGTGTTGCGCTCGTTGGCGGTTTGCAGGCGCTCGCCGGCGAGTTCCGCACGGGCCTCGGCGGTGGTGATGCGCTGTTGCTGCACCCAGATGAGTAGGCAGAGCGCGGCGACCAGGGCGAGGCCGTAGAGGAGTTGGCGGGTGGTGGTCATGCCGCCTGCTCCTGCTCTCCGGCGAACTGGGCGTAGGCCCGGGCCAGCTTCACGTCGTAGAGGTTCTTGGCGTAGTTCGGGCCGTTGTAAATCCGGGCGAACTGTTTCCAGCTGCGGGCCTTGAGAGCCTTGTGCAGCGCCGGGTCGGTTTCGATGAAGGTGACGAAGGCGTCGAGCTGGGCGGCTTCGCTGAGGGCCATGGTGTCGGCGAAGTGCTGGACGTCCTGGTAGCCGAGACGCTGCCAGTGGTAGCCCATGATCTGGAACAGGCCCCAACTGGCGGATTCGAGCGCAGCCACCGCATGGATCTGTTTGGCATTGGCCAGGCGCTGGCTTTCGGCGGTGCCGCCGAGATAACCGCCGGACCGCCGATTGACCAGGCCGGGATATTGCTCGGCGAGATCATCGGCCGCCGCTTCGCTGAAGCCGTTGGCTTGCAGGCGCTCATGCATCACATGCCGCTCGAACAGGATCACCGGGCGGCCATTGGCGGCGAAGCCCTCCCCTCTGCTTTCCACCTGGTTGACGGCCATGACGCTGGCCAGCGGCACGCCGAGGCGGTCAGCGGCCTGTTGCAGGTCCTTGCGCTTGAGGTAGCGTGAGGTGTCGAAGCCCTTGAGCGCAGCCTGGGTTTTTGGGCCGGCGACGCCATCGTCCACCAGGCCGACCTTGCGCTGGTAGGCGCGCACGACGGCCTCGGTGGTGTCGCCGAAGTCGCCGTCGACCTGGAGCTTGAAGCCGGCCAGGGCCAGCGCGGCCTGAAGGTTGCGCACGGCCAGACCTCGCGAGCCATTGCTGAGGAGTTGGGTCATAGCTGGTCCGCCTTCTTTTTCAGTACGCGCTTGGCTGCCTCGCGGCTGACCTCGACGCCGAACAGGCCCACCATGCAGGCGAGAAATACGCCGGCCTCCTGAGGGGCACCGATCAGCGAGGGGCCGTAGGAAACGCCGACGCCGAGCATGCCGCACAGGGGCGCTTCGAGCAGGAGCTGGCGAACGCGCCCGCCGCTGTAGATGATCCGCCAGACGGCAATGAGCATCGCCAGCCCGCCGGCATAGAGGGCTGGGAAGTTGTGTTCCAGCCAGGTGGCGAAGAACGCCCAGGTTTCCGGTCTGTCAGGCATGTGCTTCATCCTGTGGCCCTGCGGTTGTGATGGCGTGAACACGCTGCACGACTTCACCCAGCAGCGCGGGGCTGTAGCGCTGCGCCAGGGGGAAGCCCAGGGCGGCGGCACAGAACTCGCTGCAGAACATGCGGCGGCGGTTGTCGATGGTCAGGGGCAGCAGCTGGCTGCCGAACAGGCCGAGCCAGTCGTAGCCTTTGCCGTGGTGCTTCTCGAACAGATGGAGGATCTGGCGAGGGTCAGCCCAGGGCACCGGGATCAGGTCCCAGTGTTCGAGATCGAGCTCGATGCGCTTGGCCCGCACGCCGCCGTCCATGGCCGAGGCGGACAGCCAGCGGCCATCGGGCAGGACCAGCTCGCAGTGGCTGTAGGCCGAGCGCGTCCAGAAGCGGATCAGGCGGTTGAACAGCGTGCCGCGGCCCTTGTAGAGCGCGAGGTGGATCAGTCCCATAGGTTCACCATTTGGCGTTGTTCGGCGCGCACGGCTTGCTCGGGCAGCTGCACCAGCGTGCCGTGGGGGATGACCGGGCCGAGGTCGGCCAGGCCGGGGTTGGCGTCGAGCACCTGCTCGACCACGCCAGCGGTGCGGCCGTAGTGGCGCCAACAAAGGGCGTCGAGGGTGTCGCCCTGCTGGGCGCGCAAGGCGGCCATCAGTCGCGAGCCTCGGCGGCGGATTCATCGGGATAGACGAACGGGCCGGCATCGGAGACCAAGGCGCCGGGCGAAACGCCGGTCTCAACGACGCGGCAGACTGCCAAACCGAGCGGATGCATGATTTCCCGGTTGATGCGCTCCAGCAGCCCCCGGCGGCTGATTTCGTTCCAGTCGATCGTTTCCATCAGATGAGCTCCACGGTGGTATGCACGCGCCCGAGAATGCTGCGAATAGCCCAGCGGACATCGCGGCGGTATTCGTCGGCGGTGGGCAGCTGGGCGTCGGCGCGCTCAGCACCGTCGCCGGTGGCGCTGTAGTCGCGGTAACGCTCGGCCAGTTCGGCACCAGCGCTGGAGTAGATCGCGCGGCGGTAGAGGTGCTGCAGCTCGGTTTCGCCCTGGATATGGTCAGCAGGAACGTCGGCCAGGCTGGCGTGGCCAGCGGCGAGCTGCTGCGCCTTCCAGGTCTTGAGCTCGCGATTGACCTCGATCACCGCATTGACGATGGCGGTTTCGAGGCGGGCGTCGGTGACGCTGCCATCCAGGCGCAGCGCTTCGCGCATGTGCTGGCCGTCCAGAGGCGGAAACCAGCCATCGTTGGTGATTGGGTAAGGCGCAGTGCTGCCGCCGGTTGCGATGAATGCGCTCATGAATTCTGGCCCTGGTTCGGCGGTGGTCGGGGCTTCACGACAAGGCCAAGGAGAAAGCCTGTCGATCAGCCCCGAGCCGCCGAGTGCGTGGGGGACGCTCAGTTAGCGGGTGGCTCGCCGGTACCGGGGTCGGTGGCCGCTGCGCCCTCTTCGCTCGGCTTGCTTTCATCCTTGTCGGACGTCGGCTGCTCGGTGTCAGGGGGCGTGGCGGTACCGGAATCGGTGCCTTGCTCGCCTGGGTCGGTTTGATCGCCTTCGCCCTGTTCGGGGTTGGCGGTCTCGTCGACCGGTGGCTCGCCGGTACCGGTCTCGGCTGGCTTGCTTTCCGCGTGTTTCTTCAGGAGGCGCACGACGCGCTCCAGATCCTTCTTGCCGCCGCAGCTGCCGTGCAGATCGATGGCCTTGGCTAGATGCGCTTTGGCCTGTTCCAGCAGTTCGCCGTCGAGCTGCTGCTCGTCGACCTTGCTGAGCAATGCCTTGCCGGTAGCCAGCAGCAACTTGGCGCGCACCTGGTCGGGCATGTCGTGCGGGCCGGTGATGGTCAGCGCCTGCTCAAGCACGAACAGCGGGAACTCACCATCGGCCTTCTGCACCTTGAGCGCCGCGTTGGCGATCTCCTCGGCCAGCAGGCAGCCGGTGGTGCGCTCGAAGCGGTCCGGCATCTTCAGGTTGTGCTTGAGCACGTAGGCACCGATAGACAGCGCGTCGGCAAACTCGCCGGCATCGATGCACCAGACCATCAGGGTGGTGAGCACGTCGTCCTGGGCGCCGTTGCCGGCGGACAGCACGCCTTCGATATAGGGGGCGTAAGCCGGGATCAGCATGCGCTTGAGCTCGGCCTTGCCCTGCTCCGACTGCACCTGCTTGAGGCGCAGCCGGTCCTGGTTCAGCTGCATGAGCTGCTGTTCGTAGGCAGTGGCGCCGGCCATGGACCGCTCCGGCGCTGCCTCAGCGGCCTGCAGGGCTGCGCGTTTGCGCAGCTGGTTGCGTTGGGCTGGGCTGAGCATGGCTTACACCGCCTCGATGTTTTCGACGAGGGCGACCAGACCGAAGTCCTCGATCACGTAGGCGTCATTGCTCGACTGGTAGTCGGCGACGCGGTCGTACTCCGGCTCGTCCTTCACGTGGCGGCGGCGCGCGCCCTCCTGGAAGTAGATGGACAGGTTGCTGAGGGTGGTCACCAGCACGGTCCCGGCCGGGAAGAAAGGTGCGTCGACGATCGGCAAACCGCCCAGGCGAGCCTTGGTGACGATCTGGTCGGCGGCGTTTTCTTCCTGGTTGGAAGCCGCGCCCTTCTCGACCGCTGCCAGCAGCTTGTCGTGCAGCAGGTCGCGCGAAACCATGACCACCAGGTTGGGGTGGTTGCGGTGCCACGGCTCCAGCATTTGCACGGCGTCGAACACTACGCCGTCCAGGGTTTTGTAGTCGCCAGCGGCGCCGATGGTGACCTTTCCGGAAGCCTCGACCACTTCGTCGAGGACGCGATCAGCAGCGCCGGTGCGGATCTTCTCCAGCCAGCCGATGTTGACGTCCTGCAGCAGCGGGTTGGCGGCGATGTCGGAGGTCGCTGCAGCACTGGTGCCGTTGAAGCCGATCATGATGCGGTCCAGCGCTTGGCGCTCGGTGATGGCGGCGGACAGTCGCGCCTGGAAATCCTTGAACTTGGCCCAGGCGTCGATGAGCGCATAGGGGAAGGAGCTGTCGAAGTTGGTCTGCTTACAGGAATAGGTGTCTTTGCTCAGCGCGCTGCGCTCGACCGGATTGCGGCGCCCGCCATTCTTGGTGTTGGTGCGGCTGGCGATCGGGCCATTGACGCCCAGCAGCAGCGACTCACCTTCTTGCTGTTCAACGCCGATGATGTTGATGCGCTTGAGCAGGCCGCTGGCCTCCTGAATGGCGGTTTCCAGCTTCTGCTGCACAGTGGGGGCAACGTTGAATTTCTCGGTGGCGTTGTCCACGCCATTGAGCTTGGCCACCTGCTGCAGGTAGCCGTTGAACAGTTTGCGGGTTTCGTTACGCATGGGTTACTCCGATGATGGGCGGCTGCTGGCAGGTGCCTGGGGTTAAAACTCGGCGAGGACGATGCCGTCGCCGCCGGATACTGGCGGACGTTTTTGCTGGCGGTGGTCCTCGGTGGTGCCGAGTTTTTCGGTCAGCTCGGTGACAGTCGTTTCGAGCTGAGTGGCCTTGTCGCTCAGTGCGGTGAGCTCGGCGCTGTATTTCTCCAGGCCCGCCTGCTGCTTTTCGGCGAACTCCACCAGGGCGGTGACGGCATCGCCGATCTCGGCGAACTGGCTGTCGGTTTCCTTGCCCTTGGTGAAGAGGGCCTTGACGCGGTTGGCCAGATCCCCGAAGGCGCCGGGCTTCTCGGTAACTTCTTCGAACTCGAACTCGACTTCCTCGGCGGCGGTGAAAAGGTTCTCAGGGTGCTGTTTGCGGTTGGCCAGGTTGCCGTGCTTGGCGCTGAATTCGAGCGCTTCGGTGCCCAGGCTGGCGGGGCTGTCGGTGATGGCCAGGCCGATCAGGTAGGGCTTGCCAGTGGCTTCGAGCTTCGGGTGGACCTCCATGGAGGTGTAGATCTTCTTGCGCTTCTTGTTCAGGGCCAGCAGGTCATCGTTCGGCTGGATCTGGGCGAACAGGGCCAACTTCTTCTCGCCGTTTATTTCCACTTCTTCGGCTTTCAGCGCTAGCACGTCGCCGTAAGCGCCGAACGGTGAATCTGGCGCCAAGCCCTTGATGTGCTCGCAGTTGATGCGGGCGCCGTAGGTGTTGGGGCTGTAGGTGGCGGCCATATCCTCAATCCAGCTGCGCTCGATCTTGCGGCCGTCGGTGGTTGCGCCTTCTACGGCGATGCGAAACATCTTGGAGCGAAACTTCTTCTCGGGCTTGGTGGCGGGGGCGGCCATGCGGTTGTCCTCGGTAGCTGCTGGGTGCAGTTGCTGTGAGGGCATGGTCGGCACGCTACGCAGTACGGGCAATCGGCCAGCTGTGTATGCGAGCCAGGTACAGGGCGCCGCGCTAACAGGCTACGCGCGCGGGCGACACCATCTGCGCCATGAATACCGCCACCGAACTACCCGCCCAACGTGATAACCGCCGCCAGGCCAAATTCCTGTACTGGACGGGCTGGCGTATCACCGATATCGCCGACTACCTGGACGAGAAGGAAAAGACCCTCCACTCGTGGAAAACCCGCGACGAGTGGGACCGGGCCGACAACGTCGAGCGCATCGGCGGTGCGCTAGAGGCGCGGCTGGTGCAGCTGATCCTGAAGGACGGCAAGAGCGGCGGCGACTTCAAGGAAATCGACCTGCTGCACCGGCAGCTGGAACGACAGGCGCGGATCGAGCGATTCAAGGGCGGCGGTACCGAAACCGACCTCAACCCGAACCTGGCCAAGCGCAACGAGGGGCCGAAGTCGACTCCGAAGCGCAACGAGTTCAGCGAGGAGGATATCGAGAAACTCGAAGAGGCCTTCCGCGACGGGTGTTTCGACTACCAGCTCGACTGGTACCGGGCGATGAACATGCGCACGCGCATGCTGCTCAAGAGCCGCCAGATCGGCGCCACGTTCTACTTTGCGCGGGAGGCGCTGATAGACGCGATCCTCACCGGTCGCAATCAGATCTTCCTTTCGGCGAGCAAGGCGCAGGCGCATCAGTTCAAGAACTACATGCAGGACTTCGTGCGCGATGTGTTGGGCACGCAGCTGACGGGTGACCCCATCGTGCTGTGGAACGGCGCAGAGCTGCACTTCCTGGGCACCAACTTCCGCACCGCGCAGGGCCGCTCCGGCAACTTCTACTTCGACGAATTCTTCTGGGTGCATGGTTTCGACGAGCTGAACAAGGTGGCGTCGGGCATGGCGCTGCACAAGCACTGGCGCAAAACCTATTTCAGCACCCCATCCAGCATGGGCCATCCGGCCTACAAGTGGTGGACGGGCGAGCGGCTGAACAAGGGCAAACCAGCGGCGCAGCACATCAAGATCGACCTTAGTCACGATGCGCTGGCCCCCGGCAAGCTGTGCCAAGAAGACAAGATTTGGCGGCAGATCGTGACGATCCTCGATGCCGAGCGGCGCGGGTGCGACCTGTTCGACCTGGAGGAGCTGCGCTTCGAGTACAACGCCGAGCAGTTCGCTAACCTGCTGATGTGTGAGTTCGTCGATGACGGCGCCTCGGTCTTCCCATTGGCCGTGCTGCAACCCTGCATGGTTGACAGCTGGATCGAGTGGGATGAGGACTACAAGCCGTTCGCCGACCGGCCCTTCGGTGATCGCCAGGTATGGGTGGGCTACGACCCGGCCGAAACCGGCGACAGTGCCGGCCTGGTGGTGGTGGCACCGCCGCTGGTACCGGGCGGCAAGTTCCGGGTGCTGGAGCGGCACCAGTTCCGTGGGATGGATTTCGCCGCCCAGGCCGAGGCGATACGCCGGGTGACGCTGCGCTACTGGGTGACCTATATCGGCATCGACATGACGGGCATGGGCTCAGGCGTGGCGCAGTTGGTCAAGCAGTTCTTCCCGAACCTGACCACCTTCAGCTACTCGCCAGAGGTGAAAACCCGACTGGTGCTGAAGGCCTACGACGTGATCCACAAGGGCCGGCTGGAATTCGACGCCGGCTGGACCGACCTCGCCTCCTCACTGATGGCCATCCGCAAGACCACCACCGCTAGCGGCCGGCAGATGACCTACACCGCCGGGCGCACCGATGAAACCGGCCACGCGGATCTCGCGTGGGCGCTGTTCCATGCCCTGCACAACGAACCGCTTGAGGGCATGACCGCCCAGAACACCAGCTTTATGGAGATGTACTGATGAGTAAGCGCACCCGCAATCGCAACCGGGCCAACCTGCCCGCCACATCTGCGCCTCTTGAGGGTGAAGTGCTGACCAGCAAGGCGAACAGTGGAGGTTTCGAAGCGTTCACCTTTGGCGACCCCACGCCGGTGCTCGATGGGCGGGAGATTTTCGACTACCTGGAATGCTGGCTAAATGGCCGCTGGTACGAACCGCCCCTTGCGTTGGATGGTTTGGCTCGGTCGACCAGAGCGAGCGTGTTCCTGCAGAGCGGGATCAACTTCAAGCGCAACATGCTGGCCAGGACCTTCATCCCGCATCGTTTGCTAAACCGTCCTGCATTCGAGCAATTCGCGCTGGATTGGCTGTGGTGCGGCAATAGTTATCTGGAGAAGCGCCGCAACATGCTCGGTCAAGCGCTGGGGCTGCAGCCGCCGTTGGCTAAATACATGCGCCGCGGTGCCGACCTCGAAACTTACTATCAGGTGCGCGGCTGGAAAGATGAGCATGAGTTTGAGACCGGAACCATCTGCCACCTGCGTGAAGCGGATATCAACCAGGAGGTGTACGGGTTGCCGGAGTGGTTGTCGGCGTTGCAGTCGGCATTGCTCAACGAAAGCGCGACGCTGTTTCGGCGGCGCTACTACCAGAACGGCTCGCACGCCGGCTTCATCATGTACATGACCGATGCGGCGCAGAAAGAAGAAGACGTCGACGCCCTGCGCCAGGCGCTGAAGTCGGCCAAGGGGCCGGGCAACTTCCGCAACCTGTTCATGTATGCGCCAGGCGGCAAGAAGGACGGCATCCAGCTGCTGCCGGTGAGCGAGGTGGCTGCGAAAGATGAGTTCGGTTCGATCAAGAACATCAGCCGCGACGATCTGCTGGCCGCGCTGCGCATCCCGCCCCAGCTCATGGGCATCGTCCCCCAGAACGCCGGCGGCTTCGGCTCACTGCGCGAGGCCGCCGAGGTGTGGGCCGTCAACGAGCTGGAGCCTATTCAGGCGCGGTTGGCTCAGGTGAATGAGTGGGTGGGGGATGAGGTAATCAGGTTCCGGCCGTTCGAGCTGCCCGCCAAGAACTGATGAACCGCCGCTGTACCGAAGCCGCCCTCGAGGCGGCTTTTTTATTGTTTAAGCAACTCTGCGATAGCAAGGGCATCATTGAGCAAGTCCTTGGCGTCTGTAAAGTCGGCGGGTGAATCCGATCCTGATGCGAGCACCCCACCTGGCGACACGTCTTGAACGACACTGTCTACCAGCTGATAAAACTCCACCAGCTTGCTCGCCTGGTCCGGATTGAGCAGGCCGATGGCCGTAAGGTTTGCAGCGTAAACCCGACAGTAATGCGCGGGGACCGGGACCGTCAGCTGATAACAATCCCCAGTGAGGCGCACGTGTTCGGACGCTTCGTCCAGATCTTCTCGGTATTTCCTGCGACGAATGATTGCAGACAGCGCGCTTACTTCAGCGAGAAGCGCAGCGGCTATCGCCCGCTTTCTGTGGCGCCTCTCTAGCCAACCGGTCGTGATCGAACCGATCGCAGCAGCTACTGCCACCAGAACGGTGGCGGCTGCAGTCAGCACCGCACCCAACTCAATGCCCAT